AGAAGGGTCTCTTGAACGGGATCTTGAATTTGTAGAAAAAGGCCCTTCCCTGCGCTGGGGATAGAACCATACTGGTGCCACATGCCTTTTGCGATTGACCCTGACCCGCTAACAGGAAGAGTAACATCGCTGCCTGAAAAATCCAGCACGGGTGTTTCAAACTTAGGCTGTATTACCCACTTACGCGCCGGATTCTCCTCCGCGATCTCTAGAGGGGTCCCAGTTGCATCATAAGTAACTTTGGGAACTTTTACTGACTTAAATAAATTCAATGATGCCGTGAGCTGCATAGCATGCATGTAAGCGGCGCTGTTTAAGCTTGGATGATCATCGACGGAGCCTGGTGTGTGCGGGACCTCCCCATTAAACATAACCCCCTGAGGGTCGTCAACATACCTCCCCTGTCGTACAATTGAGGTTACTCCAAGTATGTCCTCTATAGTCCATAATCCGACGTGACCGGGCTCAAACAAAAGATCAATCCAGGCAAGCCCGTTATAATAAGGAGGGGTGAATGGTGCCCACGACGCTGTATATAGCGTATGCTTTGCATAATTGGGCGAGTAGGCGTTGGTATTGCATGGAGGCCCAAACGAAGAACCATAATAATACTGGGTAGCGGTTAGGCCTTCCGTATAGTTTGATAAGGAGCCTGTCTGACGTGAATACATTTCAATTGTGGGCGGGTTGAACACAAATGATTTTTCTTGCGTAAATGTGGTTGGCCCGGCGAATGCCGCCTGAATCAAATACTTCACTGTTCTAATTTCTGAGTGGGATATATTAATCCTCATCACATAATTTTTAGGAGTGGAATCAGCGGCACTCACCGGTTTGACATTAAAGAGGGGGTTGGTGCGCCCTCCTCCCTGATCATCGGCCTTTGAAGCAATTGAGGTTATCTCCCCATCTTTTAAGAAGAAGCCCACAGTTTCAGCCAAGAAATTATTCATGGCCAACCGATATCTCATATCGCTCGCTCCTTTTAGTTGAGCAGAACTTGACAAAGAAGCAGAAAGCCCAGGTTCCACGTCGTAAAGCTTCTGAGCCGACATATAATTTTCTGGCTCAAGTAATGTCTCAAATGGTAGCCGATCATTAAAGACGCCAGACCCAGACAAACGAGGAATGCCTGCGTCCCCCCTACCATTCTGGTTGCCTACGCCCCCCGTTACCTCATCTTTTGTCATGTATCCACTTGTTCGTATCGGATAATCAACAGCAATACCTGACTTGATCGTATTAAACAAAATGCCAGGAGCAAAAAGAGGTGTCAAGGCGGTCCTCAAGTTGGCGTCATCCCCTTTCAGCTCAATAAACGCCCCATATGATTGGCTGAATAGACTAGCAAGCTGAACTGTTCTTTGCGCAGGATAAAAACCATTATACGGAAGAAATTTCATCAACGCATTACACTTTAATGTGATTTGATTTTTATCCGCAATAGGCGCCACCATCTCGTCCACCTTCTGAAAGAACTTTAAAAAGTCAGACGTTGCGTATCTTCTATAAAATCCGTCAGTCGAAGAGTTTTCTATATAAGCGCCTGTCAGCGATAATTTAATTGCGTCCGTGCCTGTGATGTCGGCAAGAAAATTGCCAGCCTTCTCTGTGATGTAAGTATCCATATACTCAGAAACTCTAAATTCAGGAACAATGGCATAGTCCTTACCAACTGCTCTTAGGTCTTCAGCGTAATCATCATAGCTTTCATAGAAAGGGCCTCCCGATGGCTTGTTCGCCTGTCTGCCCGCTTCCCAAAGAGTATCCCCCCCATAAACAATCATTCCACCATTAAGCGTTTCCGGAGTTGGCCTGTTATAGAGAGCCGACGCTGTCGGCATAAGGAGATTGCTTGCCGCTGGGCTGCCGTCAGAACCCATATGATAAATGACGCCGGGGTTTTGTAGCTCTCCATACCCTCCGGTCGGAATGCTTCCTGTTTCTCGCGTGAACGCATCTCCACTTACAAAATTCTCTCTTGCGTCTAGCGGCCAAATACTCTTCTTTTCAACAACCTTTCCTTGTGAATTAGTAGACGAAGCCATCCTCCTTTCCGATTCTTCCTCCCTCCAGTAGTCGATAATATTATTTTCTCGCCCTCTAGTCCTTCCGAGAGATGTATAAACACCGCGAGGAAAGACAGTTTCAGAATAATTTACTTCCTGCAAATTATATTGACGTACACCAGGATTAGTATCCTTGAGGTCCTCATATAAATCAATAACTGCCTGTAAGCTGCCTGTCTTACCAAGCAGCAGAAAGTCCGCAACCGACGTCCAGTTGTTGAATCTATTGTCATCGAAATAAGAATTTACTGACGAAAATGGCACCAATGTTTTATATCTGTAGTTATCTTTTGTCCTGGTCACAAAACTTACTTCTTTGTACTTAGTGCTTATAGCGGGCTCCTCTGCGTTGTAAAGCAGAGACGTGTCTGTTAAACCTCCAGCCGCTCTTGCATAATTGACAGACATTGTGTTATGCAATCGATGATGACGCATAATAGTATGGTCAGCTCCTCTAATCTGCTTCCAAGAAGGCCAGCCATAAGGGCCCTGACGATGAAGTATTAATGAGTTAACAGGCGCCATACCGGTTCTAATACCCCTTGTCGTCTTAATAAAACTATCGTTGAAATAATTATAGGGGCCACCAGTTTTGCCTGCCGTGAACTTGGCGTCCGTGGGCAAGCCCAAGGTGTTAAAAGAAGAGGATATCGGCTCATTAATAATGTAGTTAAGTCCCACAAAGTCAACAAAAACAGGCGAAAGAGCCGTAGGATCTAACTTGTCTTTGCCGTAAATTTGACCAGCAGCGGCATTGTTGTGATATGAAACAAACTCACTAGCACTCAAAAACTCTATCGACGCCGTTGGTCCCGCATGAACAAACTCATTGTAACCGCTCTTGGGAGCAAACCCAAGCGGTGCCGACACCCCAAACTTGTGATTTGCCAAAGACGCCGTAATCCAAGCATACTGCCTATCCGACTGCGGAATTTGATGCTGGACAAAGAAGTTATCAAACGTCGAGGCCGTAACAGTCGCAGCATACATAGCATTATCAGCCACATATTCAACACGATATGAAGGATTTCTATTTGTTTTATGAAAAGAGGCAGATATCTTCTGCTCTAAAATGCTATCCAAATCAGCCGAACTTGTCCAATGCCCACCAAGTGGGCTGATGCCGGCAATGGGGGCACCTATATTGCCCGTTAGATATTGGCGCCCCTGGAATCCAAACTGAGCGTTAAACATCCTGTACTTGTCATCTAACTGTTCTCTTACGGTCCTGTTTCGCCAAGGCAGTGCATTATAAACAGAATACGTTTCAGTCTCGGGATCAAGGAAGCCTCTTGACATAACTTCGTATCCACCAGGAGCAGAAAACCTATCAGCAATGACGGTCTGATTTCTTATCTGCTTTTCTTCCGAAAGATACGTCCTGTCGGGCAACGCCCTCGACTGGCCTACCGAACGCTGGCTGATGGGCCATGCGTTGCCTGCGGTATCAAAATATGTATCGAGCCTATCAGAAATGCTAGTATTAAAGCCTCTTTTTAACCTCGCAGGGTTAGGCGGGTAATTCAAAACCGTGTTTTCTGAGTATGCCTTAACATCCCCGCTAGTGTTTATAACATTCCCGACAAGCCAAAACAATGAGCTAGCTTCGACGCTGCCGCCAGAGTCAGCCCCTGATAAACTGCCTGTCTTTCTAAACCACGGCTTCTGGGTATCTCGACCGGTTGTCATAACAACCTCATACCTTTTGTGATAGTTCCCAAGGATGGTACCAGAAGCGGCCAATACTTCGCCGGTAGACGACGTGTAAGTTGGACTTGCAATATTTCTTATGTTAACCGGTCTCTTGGCGAGTTCATCGCGATAATAACGGCCTTCGCCTGTGTTGGTGAAAATGTTTGTAAGGCCGAGGCCATGGATGGGGCTTCTACCGGGTAATACCGCCATCCTACTCGTACCGTCAATTCTTAGCTCACACCCCTCGACTCGATTGTCCGCATTCCCCCCGTCACTTTTAACAAGCTTAGAAAGTATTGGTCTGCCAGAGTTTGCGTAAACGTGCCTATATTTTAAACCACCAACATTTTGTTCAGTGAAGGGCCCTTGCATTGGATTCTGTTGGAAATCCCCGTATAAATCTTTAAGCCAATCGTTTATTTCAGCATTATAATTTAAAACACCAGCCCCCCGCACCTGCGAAAAATATCCCCCCTCGGAATAAGAAGAACTATAAAGATTGAAAGGGGCATGATTCATTCCGTCTACTGGGAAGGGGCCGACATTGACCGAGGGGGCGGATTGATAATCAGACTGTAAGGAGAAGGCAATTTTCGTCTTTTTTAGCTCAGGGGGAATTTCGGCATCATCGCAATCTTTGATGTTATCAGCAAACGTAAGTCCATCGACGGACCCAAGTGCCGCTACCATGACAAAATAGTCACGAGTTGCACTAAACATGGGGTGGGAAGCATAGAAAGCATCAAGAAATCTATATTTCTTGTTGGGGAGGGGGATGGAATCACCAAGGTTCTTGTCCTGTCCGCTTGGTTGTCCTGAGATTTTATACGGGCGTGCAAGATGTCTGAGCGCATAAGTGTTGCCCGATACTTCGGTTATGGCAATCCTGCGGATATTCTCTCTGTCTTCGTTTATGCCCAGCGGGCTAGACGAGCTTAATGCTCCATCAAGCCCTCTTTCAGCCCGATCTTTCCACCAAAGGCAACTCTCGTTCTGATTTGTGTTTTGGTTCGGACTGAGCGGGGCGTGGCCAAATTTCCACGGGTAAAGAAGCTCATTAATTCCCAGCGCAACTGTTTCAACATCTTTCGGTTGTAAGTCTATCGTAGGATATGGATGATGATACTTGTTTCTCTCAAGTACGTGAGACTCTATAACATCATGACCATCAATATGATCAGCGGCAATTGGAACTAACTGTCTTAACACAAAGTTTAGCGTCTCATCGATCCATATGTAATAATCTAAAAACTCTTCCACATCCGGCACATTTTTAACATTTTGAAAAAACAATCCTCTAAGGTATTCAAGGGATTTATACTTGTGCCTAAACTTATCAACATACCTACCGTACAGATTACCAATCTGCGATACGTTACCAAATATATTTAACATCTCACGACTTATAATCTCATACGGACTTTTCTCAATAGACAAAACAAAATCAACAGGGCTATAGTCTGTATTAAAGGCCCTGTCATCATCACCTAAGATTCTAACCGCGTCCTCCGTGGAGAACGTCTCTAACGGATCTCTTCTAAACGAAGATAGATACTCAGTTGCAACCATGTTATTGCTTGAGACGGGAAACCCATAGCCGAGGCCAGGATGTTGGTACGCCAGCGATCCGCTAATGGGTTGACCGGCAATGTGAAAAGTATTTTTCATATCTGACGAGCCGGAAGAGAAGTCGTAAACCACAAACTGCCCAGCATCACTTGAGCCGGTTATACCCTCAAAGTCCCAATTAAGCAATAACGTCTTCATGTTGGGTATAAATGCTGGTATCTTCTCTATGTCTGACCCATTGTCGGTCTGAAACAGATACGCTGATTGCTCAGGCGCAGTTATTCCATAATTCCTTCTGTCCGTAGCCGACCTTCTCAGATCAGCGTTGGACCTGTAGTTCGCCCATGCCCTAACAGAGGACACCTTACACTCAGCAGCAACGAGAGCCGCCCCTGTAAAGTTGGTTCTATGCGCGCCGACAAACATAACCCTATCGTCACTAAAGAGTGCTCTCGCATTTGCTTGTGACACCGACTCGCTGACTTCAAATTCGTCTATGATCTCGCCATACTTTGTCCTTACTCCATAGAAATTAACATAATAGTTTGGCTCGAATGTTCCGGATAAAACCCCTGCCTGGTCGTTAGTTGGCCTAACGCGAACAGCGAAATTCCACACAGAATTATCAAAGACATCATCAAAATATCCTGACTTAAGTCCCAAATCCGCAATCGTAGAGATGCCACGAGAGCCAGTTAAGATAAATTTAGCTCTTCTCGATTCTTCTCCCTCTCTTGCGACCACAACCAAAAAGTTAGATGCGTCAGCGCCGGCAGCCCCCCACGTTACATTTCCATCCTGCGCGTCGGCGGTATTGAGTCCGTGCATGCCAAAAATAGAGCTTGTTAATGCAACCATCTGGTTCTGTCTGCTTACAGGTCCAAACCCTTCCGCCGGTATGAAGAACTTTGGAAACGCTGCTTGCGTCTCATACGTGAGAGAATAGCCACCCTGTGCCGCCTGATTACCGGTAGAACCAGACAAATATCCCTTAGCATTGTCCCAGCCTATTGACGCCGAGGCTGCGTCGATCGCCTGTAAGACCACTGCGTGCTTTGATCCATCATCCACATCAGAAGTAAAATCAACAAAGTTCTTCTTCTCTGAAACGTACTCCCCTGTGTCCTCAACGGCTTGAACAGCGTTGTTGGCGTAAATATTAACATTAATTAAGCTACTATCAACGCCGTAGCATCTCATCAAATTCCTAAATGCTGCTCGCGTCCCCTTGGACTTTAAAACAGACTCAAGATTATTTTGAATGTTTGTATAAATAAGCCTCTTGATATCATTGATGTCCCTCTCAAATTTCATATCCTCGGTCTTGTTCAAGACCTTATTGGCTATCGTCTCATCAATAAAAACAGAAGGTAGCAAGAGCCCTTTTGATATAACGCTATAGTAAGGGAATTCGGAAGGCTTCTGTGATCCGCTCGTATACGTAGACATCCCCAGCCCAGGCAGTTCCTCAATTTGCAAATGAAGCGTATCTAGGTAACTTGATATGATTTGTGTCATATTTTTAAGGACATTTGATCCATCATCCCCTTCTCGTATCCAAGTTGGGAACCTGTTAAAGAGCATGGAGCTATTATATGTGTCATGAATAGTCCCAGACATCTCAAGTTGTGTCTGAATGCTGTTCACATCAGGGTGGAAAGCCCTGATAATAGGATCTTTAAACTCTCTGGGTGTCTTGCCCGACGAGACCATGGCAGAATCAGTACTTCTGTTCGCATTTGAATAAGTGCCAGTCCAAGTTCCATTGCATATTCTCCCAGAATAATCCAAAATCGTCTGGTCCACTGACGCCGTAAGGGTAATTCCTTCGTTAAACTTATAATATACACCTAAATTAACATTATCGCTATCATAGTCTCTATCTAAAACTTCATTATTTACGCCGCCCACAACCGGCACAAACCAGTTGTTCTTAATCTCTTTCTCTGTTCTAGCGGTCTTCCAATACCTAAATTCATCAAGAGAGCCGGATAACTTTGCGCACCCTCGCCCATTCACGCTAGAAATCGTGCCCGGCGCTGCGGCATACTCGGGCCATGCTATACCAGCGCCTACCGTGGCATGCAGCCCGTTTGCCAGCCCTTTTATTTCGCCAATTCCATTAGAGGCCCTCGTGACAGATGAAACAAACGCCCCGTCACGATACATCGTGGCCTTAATATCACCGCCTCCCATCCCGCCTGCGGTGCCCGTGTTTTGCAAAACAAAAGCATAGTGGTGCCATTTTGAGTCCGGTATCGACTCAGACAACACTGTCGGGAAAATGGCGGGGGTGTCGGGGATAACAAATCCTTTCTTTGCCGTGCTTGTGCCGGATACGCACGTTATTGCAAATGCAGATCCACTCATGGTACCAGTCACATGGTTATTAAGCATCACTGTGAATCGTCCATAATCCTGCGTATTTGACGCCGCCCCATTCCAGAGGTCAAAGATTATATTGCCGCTGGTTGCTGTCCTAGCGTTCACAAAGTCGTCAACTTTTAACCAGAATTCGACTGTCGAACCAGAGGCCTCTAAATCAAATTTTAAATTTGACCCTCGACCTTTTGCCGTATCATATATATTAGCTTTTGATTTAACGCTCGTAACCTTATGGCCACCATCGCTTGTCGGGCCACCTTTAACTAAGATATATTCAAGGGTGGAAGGAAGACCAACCTTGTAGGTTACATCTGAAGTGCTTCCTTGATCACCCCAACCACCCGGCGAAAATAACACATAGCCATTCGTTCTGGGGTATAGGTTGTCAAAAATGTACGTGTCTAAGTACGTAGAATTATTATCCCACTCTAATTTCTCCTGTAGTGAGCCGTCGTATGGATAATCTTCATATATCCTTTTAAGAGAGTAAGTATAATAATCTTTAGCCGAACCATACCTAGCAAAATTGCCCGGTCTAGAGAAGTCAACATTGGGGGTATACGCCCTATCCTTCTTCCTTAATTCTGATAGAAGTTCTGCTCTGCCTCGTTGCTCATTTAAGTCTTTTAGCGACTTGAGCTTAGCATTTGCTTCACTTCTCTTCTTATTATTTGCAAATAAATCTTTAAGGGACATGGTTTATGTTCTATTCCTCTACACGAAATTTAAACGTTTCACTAGCTTCTTTATAAATACCTGCTTGTTTATAAAGTAACTTAATTTCGTATAAATAACCGGCCTCGAACAATGACATGTCCAAGTCGAAATAACTACCATTTGAGTCATATGATAATTTCGTAAACTTCACTGATCCCGTCCCGTAGGGTATAATTTCAACCTGTCCTCTAGCGCGGCTTACTTTATAATACAATTCCTCAATAACCTGTCCCTCTGGGTCGCTGTTAATAACCGTATAAAAATTTATCTGTCGGTTGCGGTCTTGAGTAAAGATACGAATATTGGCACTTTCTGTCCTGTTGTACGAGCCCCTTAGATTCGTCGCACTAAATCTATAAGATGGAATGCTATAATTTGAAAGATTTGATCGAGTCTTTACGTTTATTGCCGAGCCCGTATACAGTTCTTCATACGCGCTAAAACCATAAGTTCCAGTGTGCCAAACAGGGAATATGGTTGTAACGTCGGAAGAGGTGTAAGCAAATGATGCCGAATATATTCCAGTATCCACGGTAAGACCCCCCGTTACCTGGAGGTCGTCGTTTGCCCCGACACTGCCCCCATTTACTTTGGGAAGGCCTTTTACTGCACTCGCCGTCAACGCCCTATTGGCTGGTCCTGAGTTGTCTTCTGTGCCCGACAAGATGGAAACAAAAATATGATACTCGTTGCCTTGCGTTATCAACGGTATGTTTGTAAGAGCCCCATCCATAAAGTTATACAGATTTACTGTCATCAGGTTATCGGCAGTGGAGGCTAAAGAACTGCTTAGGTAGAACTTTGAGCTATCGTCGGCAACCGAATTATCCCAGCGCGCCTCGATAAGGGGGCGCTTATTGAAATACTGCGACCTTCGTGTGAAAAATTTCTTAGTGTAGTAGGTACGTCGATTAGTACCATCCTCGTAAGCCCCCGAAAGCCTAACTATAATCCCATAATTGCTCTTAAAGCCCATATCAAAATGAGTCTGGTCGTTAGTGGAAGAGCTTAACCACTGCTCAACGAGAGTTGTAATATCTACCTCAATATCTTCCGTGCCTAGCTCAAGAGACGTTGAAAAAGATGAGGAAAGATCCGGCCCCCCTCCTGGCGCCGCATCTGGGTCGATAAAATCGCCGCCTGCTGTCGTCCAGTCAACTTCGCCAGCAGATGAACTCGATGCCGCCACCCAATTGCAATAATCGACATCTTTATATGTGTCCATATCTAAGCCGCCGCCCTCAGTCCAATCTCTTGTGACCGCTGCCACTTCAAATGACGCCGATCTTGGCACAGAAGACGCATGTTCCGCATTGAAAAGCTTCAGAAAAAAGCTGACAGACCCCGATCCCGGTATAACACTTGAAGAGCGATCAGAAGCCATATCACCAAGCACCGGAAATCTAAACAACGCCCGACTCTTTTCAATTGATGCATCTCCTGCCGAGGAGGATGGAATAGAACCAAAGATTGAAAATACCTCTGCCACGTCGGCTGCTCCCATATTGGAGCCCGTTGCTTTGGCGATGTTTCCAGGCTTATATACGTTAGATATAGTCGTATCTATGTCCGCTACATATCTCTTAACAGTCATTATATAATCGCCCCTTTGATGTCCTGCTCCGGATATTTAAGCTCCAAAATAACATTCTCAGGAACATTTAAATATCTCGCGTCATAAGATAAGTGGTCCTCAATGTTGAAGTAGGAGGGGGAATATAGTCCACCAACCTTATTTACAACTTCAATCTCAACCACGTCCAAAAGCCCATCAACCTTAACTACTAAATCCCTAAATATATCTGTGAGAAACAGGCTCTGGCCGAAGTTAGTTACTGCGTCGAACTTACGCGCCAATACTCTATTTGCGCGTGCAATAACTTCCAAATTATCATAGTTGTCATCAACTATAATGCTGTAGTTTAGGCCATAATTTACTATAGTTCCGTCCAGGATATCAACCGCGTCGTTTAGCGGCTTATATCCCAATAGCCAATTTTTTAAATTTTGCTTCAACGTGGTGGTAGGCGCAGACAAAAACCCACCCGAATCCATGGAAATAATATAGAGATTTATATTTCTTCTATCGCTATCAAAATCCTTCACAACATTGCACCGCTTCACAGCGCCGAAACGAGGATCCATCTTGTAAACAGCAGAAATGTAGTCTTCTTTTGTTATCGCCCTATTTTGAGAGTTATAGTGTGCCATGATCCTCGTCTTTAACTCATCCTTAGACTCTCCATCAACGTCCCCTACGATTCTATCCTCATTAGTCGCCTCTGCCGACTGGAGTATAGTGTTTTGAACCCCTGCGTTGTTCGTGACGTCATCTGGGAACTCCAGCCTAATCGTTCCCGCCTCAGTAATCTGTCCAACGTAAGCGTTTGTTGTTTCAGAAGTGTTAACTTTATATTTGACAAAAAGAGTAGTATTTCCTGGCGCGAGCCCAAACTTATCAGTATCAACTAATTTGCTTGGGTCAAAAGTGGTAGAGGAAATATAATCTCTACCGTCCTGCTGCAACAAAACGTTTCTCGGCTCATTTACAACGTCATCCGTTATTTTGATCTCCGAACCCGCCCCAAACCTCAGAAAACATCTATTGTTGGTATATTCGACCACAAAACGGCGTGGGGCGGCAACCCTCCTTAGTTTATATGTAACCGTGCTCTTGTCCGAGCCAGTGTTTAAGACTTGCTTGTGAACAAGATTTTGTGCTAAATTCTCTACTTGAAAATACTCATTACCTACTTCATCCACCACAGCGTCAATACTTGAGACCAAATTTCCTTCCGATAACTCCAGTTGTAAGAATTTTACCGGCGAGCCCAACACGAAGGTCTGCTGCGTCTGTATCCCAGACACAACCTGCCCGTATCCCTTTAGTACAAAATAAGTAGGAAGGCCGGTGGTAGCGTTCACTTTTGAGACTACTGCCGCTATATTGTCTTTTCTAAAGTCAATATCCTCACTTAAAGTAAACTGGCCCGCACTTCCTGCGTTGAGTGTGGTGCCCCTTTTCACTATTGGCAAAAACGTCGTATCTATCCCACCAGAACTATTCGCCGGTATCTCAAGAAAGATAGCGACCTGTCCAAAAGACATCGGCTTGCCTTTAAGGGGATAGGACATACCTCTAGCGTGCTTTATAATATTTCTAGCCTCCGTGGCCGTAGATAAGAAGCCTTCGTTGGCTTGGTAGTCTAGATAGAAAGACAGGACATCGCCTACATATGCCACCGTATCTAAGAATAAAGAATTAAATGATGCTTCATTAAAATCTTTAATTGTTTCGGGATAGTAGCGCTTGGCAAAATCCACAAGACCCTCTTTAATACTCGCAAAATCCCTTTGCGTATAGGATATCGAGTCTTTCTTTAATTTAACATCCACTTGTTCTTACCTCTTAATAATAGTTAACTTCGTCCTGCGGGACCGGTATAAAATGCTTCCCTGCTTCTTTGTTGCTGGTCGCCAGGCTGTTTAAATACAAATATAAATTAGAATCATCAATACTTATTAGAAGCTCATCATCTTCATTCAGTGGGCCAATATAATATCGTAGTATAAAATTAGCCCTCTGCTCCTCGCCATTAACGATCACTTCCATATCCGTAATCTTAACGAAACGCATCCAACGGGCCAATTGCTCTTTTATAGCGCTCTTTAGGTCGCCAAAAGAATCCGGAAACTCAAAAAGATATCTTTTAATCCCCACACCAAACAGATTATGCGCTATGTGTTCCCCCGGCGTCGTTAAAATCACATTTTTAATATTTTGTCGAACTTGCCTCTTCCAATCTTTAGTCATGGGGATCGCTATGCTATCAATTGGTAGGTCTGGTCCCAAGTCCGCCATTTCTTCTTCTCCTTTTTATAAATAGATTTATCCCTTAAATTAAACTTTTTATATTTCATACATCTAATAGCTATCGCCACCAGACGGAGGAGCTTGCCCGGTCAACCCTGCCCCTTCAATATCTTCCTGTGTCTCGACCGGCTCCGTCATCGTTGGCACAGATTCCTCCTCGTTCTGGTCCGTGGCCTCCGCTTGATCTTCACAAGTAGGTTGTGGTTCCTTCTCCAGGAGTTTCTCGCCCGCCGCATACAATATACCAAAAGGTGTCGTGATAAAGCACAAATAAGGAAAATCCTCATTGTATGTCAACACAGTGTCATCTTCTTCCGCCTCATCCATCTTCTTCAGTTGGTTCAAGACCATGTACCCTGGGTCATATTTATCGAGAATCCCCTTCATAATCATCGGAACCGTCTTGGCTGCCAACTCCGCTATGGCTGCGTTTGTGTTCTTAAAATTGTCTGTCTCTGCCTGCTCTGCCTCGACTGATATTGTATTTAATACGCCCCCGTATAAAAGTATATTCATCTTATCCGTTATATCTTTCTTGGTCTTCGCGAGCGCCGAGCGATGAGATCCAAACTCAAAGTATCGCTCATCATCGTTGTTGAATGTGAAAAATAACCTATATGCCGTTATCAAGTCACTACCGGAGAATAAAAATCTCACCAGCAAGTTAAACCCCTGGTTATCGTAAGAGAACATTTTCTTTCTCAAGTTAACTAAGGCACTTCTGAACACGCGCCCTATCCTAACTCTGTATCTATAATCATCTTCCGTTAGGAGCGACTGAAGGCGAGTGTCGAATGTCGAGGCGGTGACAACAACTTCTTCCGTCTGCTCTTCTTCCGGGTACCAGGAGAACCATTCTCCAGTCTGCTCAACCGGTGGCGGTGGTGTCCCAATACTCCCGCCAATTGCCGTTGTATCTCTTCCTTGCCAATCTTCCCTTTCCCCCCACGCCGGATTTACCTTGGTCGAATCCTTCGGAAAAGTCGCATCGTAGTAAGGTATATATTCAACAGGCATAATTGTTTGAGGACCAGGTGCTACCCAACCGCCCATCCAATGCTCCCAGGCAAAATAATCTTTAAACTGCTGCATAACCTCTTTAGGGGAGACTGCTACTTCTTCTTTCAAAAGTGGAATCGTAGTAAAAACCTCTGTCATGAACGCTTTGTCTATCACAGGAAATCCTTCTTCGGTCTCGGCGACACCAGTCCAGTCATCCTTATGTAAAAACTCACTTCTCTGTGTCAGCACCTTTTTAGTTGCAAAAAGGTCTTCCGCCATCTGCTCGCCCGCCTTCTTGATGTGTTCACTTGTGGGATCATCCACAAATGACGTCGTGAACTCTTCAATTATGCCGCCCGTCTTACCATCTACCATCGTCAAACGAAGCCCCAACTTCCAGTCCTTTTTATCAGATTCCAGGTCTATGCCTGTAAAATATCTGAATAGCGGGTAAGCTTCAGCATAGGGATTCGCCCTTGCCGGGTCCAAGATAAATTGGAAATCTAGCAGTGAAAACGTTACGTCTCTCGTATCAGTCTGCGTCGGAAGATATCCCGGAATCAGAGTTCGTATCTCATCCGGAATCTCAGGCGAAGTCGGTATTTTAATATATGGTTCAAGAATAAACTGTGGTGCCTCCGCTCTAGCCTCGGCCAACACCTCGCGATTAGCCGTAAACACCTCCCTGAATTCATGTTGCAATAAATACTCGCCCGTAAAAAGGCGCAGTCCATCATTATAGGTGCCATCTTTTTTCGCATCCGATAGGTGCTTGTCGATGGCGGTTGCTGCGTGAGTCTTTGTGTTCCGAATGTCACCATACCACATTGTCGGATCCTCGTCTAGGCTGTCGTTGCCCATGGTCTGGCGTCCAACGAACGCGGTCACAAGCGCCTGTAGGTCATCAATCTCACTGCCGGCTTGAAACTGGCTCATCGTATCTGTCGCTTCGTCCGTTGCTTCAAAAATCTTTTTAAACCCCGTAAACACATTCCCCTTAGTAACAACTTTAGCAACCAACGCCCTCATAATCTGCTGCGCCTTGTGGGGCTTTGAGTCACTCTCAGCATCATACTTAAGGGAATTATCAAACTCTTTTTGTTGAATAAACGGAATGTTTAATATTATATTATAGAGGTCATTTCTCTTCTCAGGTGTATCAAATACCCTTGTCAGATCGGTCATGGTCAAACGTGCTATCACTTCTACGATCGCGTCCGAGGCATAAAAATTATTTTCCAGTTTGTCTCCAAAGAAGACAAAAGCAAGTAAAAATTCATAAACATAAATTTCAACCAAAGTATGGACAAGGGACGTCAGCATAACTGCATTGACTATCTTAAAATTACCCAAGTCCGCACTCAAGAGCGATTGGTAGTCTTTTAAAATCGCCTCCTCCACCGCATCAATCGGCAACAAAGCAGTGTGCTCAAAAATAGGCACACAGACATCCTCATTCACAAATCTAAGGTTTTGGAAGTTTTTAGCCTTAAAGAGCTTCGATCTCAACATCTGCCCTCGAAACAAATCTTCCAATATTCTACGCCCTTGCACTAATAAAGCAGAGCCCACACGATCCAATGGACGCAGCATATTATCAAGAAGGTCCAAGGGGTAGTCCGGACTAATGTTAGTTTTTACGTATGTGGAAAGCACTTCATAAAACAAATTCTTAATATTTGCCATAACAAAACCATCAGCCGCCATCTCCTGCGGAGTGCCATCTAGTTGGAGCGGGCTCGTCAGCTTCGTTTCAAAGTTAGACTCTAGCAGCATCCTCTCTATGTCAAAATTGCCAACTACTTCGCTCTCAAAAATAACATCATCTTCACCGGACTCTCTCACTTGGAACAAGGTGACATCATCCTCAGTCGCAACCTCCACAACATACCGGGCGTCCGCCAGTGCGAAAGACGCCCCCTCCTCTGCGAGTTCCTCCGGTGAAGAAAACATGCCATTGGTAACGCCGTCAGAATAATGGTCGTTAAGAATAAGGTCTAAAATGGGCGAATTAACATTTCTATCTTCTAATGAAGTATTAACAGCTTGCAACGCACCAAAAAGGCCAACATTAAGTTTGGTGAAATTATCCTCCCCGGCATTCGTGTATCCATCGGGCAAATTGCCTTGTGAATTTAACACATCAGGGGTACTCTGCTCCGGAGAGAGTTCCAAATTTAAGCCCGAAAATCGCTTAAGATCGCCAATCAGGCTATCATATATGCTTGCATATGTTGCTCGTGCGTGCCCAGAAATGATCTCTTTCAGGTACGGCTCGTCAACAGATACCGGCGGCATCTCAACTTTCTGTGGCAAGAGCGTCTCTGTCATCATCCCCTTCAGCAGGTTAGTTAGCTTTTCAGTGCGCTCTGCCCTCCTCATGTCTAAGATTTGCTTGGCTGTGCTCGGATCAATGCCGTTCTCTTCCATCCATTGTTTTTCAGCATGCTCAACCGTTGGATCGAGACAAAATCTCACGTCCTCGGGGTACTCTTCATCGTCCGCGCAGAAGCCCAGGTCTATGACCTTTCCTGTCTCCTCGAAAACTGTTTTAATCCTCACCCTGTTAAGTCCCGCGAAATACAACTCAGGGTTGTTTTTCTTGACTCTCATCTCTAAAAGTTTCAGAATCAAGTCGGTTGGGTTGCCCATAAACAAAGAACATATTTCATCTTTTGTCAGGCCGTCTATCAGCATGTAAATAAGATCAAGCGTTATAAGATCAGCCAAGGCAGGCCCAAGCGCAGAGGAAAGGGCTCCAGTTATAGTTCCGGTCGAAGCCGGTCCTATTAACGCCTCCTGTGCTGCTGCTTGCGCGTCTACATCTCCCTGTGCTGCTTCCGCCTTACCTCTCTTACACGCGTCCAGCCAGTCCTTCATTAGACCCTGGCATACCGCCTGAAGGGAGGCTAGTGCTGCTTTTTCAAGTGCCACCTGTACCTGCTGGCCGATAAATGCCAACAAATCCCCAACATTAAAGTCACTAGAGAACTCCATAACCGGTGGCTCTGGTGGTGTGAACCTTTTTCTAAAATCTTCAGGAAAATCCGCAAACTCATTCAGGGAGCCTATGGATCCAGGGCGCCCGTTAACGTTCTGCACAGATGCCAAGCTTGAGATCGATGGGATTTGCTTCGCGATTTTCTCACAAAAGTCAGCAAAATTAAGCCACTTGTCCACTTGATCTATCCACTTATCAACCTTTCTAAAATTCTTAGCCACCTCTTTTGCCTCTTTCTGCCCTTCTTTAGCTCCCCCTAATAAAGGCTGACCTCTCTGCCACGCTTCGTTGGCCTCCTGCCCGGCTTCGTAATCAACCTCAGATGAGAGATCCTCACTAAATGTCAGGGGCTTCCCAACGAACTCATTAGATACATATCCTGTTATCGGGCCCTCTTGGGTCGTCGTAGGCCACTCCCCAATACCCTTTACAACCGCCCTCACTAGATTAATAATTTCCCTTGCGTCGTCCCCATATGTGTCTTGAAACTCCTCAAGCGCTTCTTTCTTCTGTTCGTCGGTCATGTCAGTGCTACTAGCGATAGCCTCAACATAAAAATACCCTACAACGTCAGGGAGTGCCTCGATTGAAAGCTTCAGGTTGGCTCTACACCAGGCCCTGGCGATCTCAACTGCATCGAACCCCTCCATATAACACTCGGCAACTTCTGCCATTAGAGATTGAATGTTTAAGAAGTGCAATAATTTTCCATAGTACTCTTGGATCGTCGCCAGAGTGTCTATAAAGTTCATGAGCTTTGCATTCCAAGCAACCTCCTCTACCGCCTTCTCTTTCTCTTCTTTCCTCCTGGCTCTGTCTTCTTTCTCCTCTTCTTCGGTTGGCGGCCTTGTGTCCCCAAGGTCTCCCGTGTCTACCTCCGGAAAATCTATAATATACTTCGGCAAGATCTCTAAAAATGAATCAGACACTATTCGGACCCCCTCGCATCAGAAAGGAATTCATCCACTCGAAGCAACAGCCCCAAAGATCTTTTATATTTTGGCTCTTGTAGTTTTTCAATGCCTGTCAAGCAATTAATCCTCCATCTATTGGGTGAGTCTCCCTTTGGATACAAATATCCGGCATCCGCTAACTGCTTGCCAGATATTGTCAGGCCATCTTTTAAACGCAATAACGGCCCTCCTTCAGTGCCGGTGTCATCCGGCAGCGGAAGTTCCAGTATAGTAAAATAGGGCACATAGTCAAAATCTACACCGAAGTAGAGCTTTGCCTGTGTCCCGTATAAACTCTTCAACGGAATCCCGTCCTCGGCCGATATAAGATTATTGCCTTGCCCCGGTTTCGCCAAGAAAGTCTTTAACTCCGTCATAAAAAGATCAATATTATTTATTTCTTGGTCCAAATCTATTCCATCCGGAGGGGTAAACGCACCTCCCTTGTCCCGAAACTCCTGTATCTGAACCTTAAACATGTCCAATCTACTCTTTAAAAGATTCAATTTTGCAGGCTCAGTTTTACCCGCAAGGGGCGTGAACGTCCTAAAATCAATACATCCAATCTCTCGTGAGCGCGGATCCGAAGAAAAATCATAACCCTTAAGCGTAACGGGACCACCCTCCTTGAAAAAATCCCAGCCATTATCTTCGTTGATTTCAACCTTATAGAGAACCTTTATAGATACTGTAGGCTTAGAATCGCCCATAATGACGCCCCCGTTAACAGTCGCTGCATACACACCAGACAAAACGCCTATCTGCCCAACCCCCTCGGCCTGATACCCTTCCCCGCCCCACTGGAGGGCCGCCGCATCTTTATTGTAATACTTAAAAATTGCATCCACGCCCTCACGCACAACGCTCGGAGTATTTTTATTCATTTCATCCGCAAGAGTGCCTTCCATAAGCGCAGGAGGGTAAATGTGCGGAACTGTTATCGATATAATCTTTTCATCCTCGTTAAAAATCGGATTATCCGCCCAAGACGCATGGCTTGAATACGGATCGAGCTTCCAGAGTCCTGTGCTTAAATTGGTCGTGGGTGTTGTCATTTATTCTCCTCTTTTAAGTAGTAGTATTCGATCTACTGTTTATATAGCGCCCTGACGCTTCAGATAAAAAGTCCATATTAAAGTTAGGAAGCGCCCTCTTGAACCCGATAAGATCTTGCATGGTGACATTTAACGCCTCGGATGACGCCTTAAATCCTACACCATTAGAAGGAGGCCCAGTTGGGGCCCCAAAGAATGGAGAATTGTGGGAGTGCAGCATTAGATCCTGTCCAAGATCCCTAATGTTTTTATTAATTTTTTCCACAACGCCTGATAAAGAATCCATATAAGCAATCACTTGCTTCAGAGCCAAAACAAGATTACCTCCCTTAACAAGCGGCTGTAAGTCTTCCTCCTTGCCAGGCCCCATCAACGCAATACCACCCACTACAACTATACGCTTATCATTGGAATCAACATAATCGCCACCGGTAATGAGCTTCATCTCCTTTCTAGCGATGATACGGACATGATCAGCCTTAATACCAATACCAGAAGCGCCCACAGCAGGAAGCGATTCTGACTTGAAACCTTTAGATAAACTGCCAATTTCAAAGTCCCGATCCAGATCCGTCGTCTGGGATATGTATATTCTTGCTGCGTCCTTTTTAAAGTCGGGACCTATCTGCACAAGTTTAGTCTTGCTCCCATCAACATAATCAGGATCAACTCCTCCAACCCCAGCCACAATGTCAATAGAAGAGCAATTTTTAAAGCCGTTGCCTCCATATCCAGTTTTCATCGCATACGGGTCTTCTTCTCTAGCCTGGGTGTTGGCGGTAAGATTGCCAATCCGATCTCGCCCAAGAACAATATGACAATTATACTTTCCCCTTATTATCTTTTCTGTCTTGAGGGACCTGTAGTTAATCCTAACTTCTGGTATATCATTGCCGTCAAAACCGTCAGACTCCAGCTTTTCCTTCTGTGAAATGCCGTGTCTCCCCTCAATCACAGAGGGCGCTAGGTTGCTGTCTTTATCGTCCTTATCAACTTTTTTTCCAAAACTATCTCTCGCCATAACACAAGCTCCTTGCCTAAGCGTCTGTATAGATTTCCCGGCCCAGTATATCATTTAAGGTCGGAAATTCCTTCGCTACCGGCCAAACAGAATCCTTTTCAAAAGGCTCTCTTGGCTTTTTTTTATTTTTGTAGTGCTCAAAGAAGTCCCAGATCGGACCATAAACATCCGCTCTTTCCTCGCTTGCCGCAAGAGTGAACCTTTTGCCCTTGTTGATCTTCTTATATCCCCTTTTGTCACGAATCGTAACCTTTTTTCCTGTGAGGAACTTTCTAGCGGTGCCTTGACTGCTCTGTATTTCATCCTTACCGTCACCGTCGAGATCAAGATCGATCCATGTACTGGTCGCTCTTCTACTCGCTCCTGGTTTGTAAGTGAAGCCCCGCATGTCATAATGAACCCCTCCGCTGCCGCCGGGGCCAGAGAAGCGCGTTGATGCTTGCGCAAGTAATCCTCGTGCTTGGTCCATTGAATCTCGATTGAGACCTGGGCGTGTCTGGGGTACCCCGTACTTCGGCAGGGCACCCACCTCAAGGTTTTGCGTTAGGCCCGTAAACCCTTCGTCGGGCATCCAAACTTTATCCTTTATATAAAGATTACAATATAATCCGCACCCGCCTGGCGGTAGTTTACCAGCCTTTATCAGCATCATATTTGCAGCCCATGTTGAGTGTGTGGGAATTCTATGCTCGTAAAAAGGATCCCCATCAGGCCTAAGCTTTATATGGTAGTCCATTGCAGCATAATGAGGATGATTGCCACTCCCGTCGTCGCGGTGGTGGGAGGTGACATGTAGTTCTGGGGGCGGGGCGTC